CGGAGCTATTGTGTAGATGACCTGGTAGCTGACCTAGGCTTTAAGGGCGAGGAATACAAATACGCCGGGAGGACATATACGATTCTCCCTCCGCGCATCAGAAGAGGGCTCTCGGGAATCCAGGAGAACGTGAAGTCGAAGATCCTTCCGTACGTTCCGAAGACCTCTATGGCTATGTCAGGACAAGAGGTGGAACGGACCCTCCACCACATGACGTCCAACACCGGGAAGTCTTTCTCCCTAAAACTCGAGGCAGACCTCAGCAGCTGGAACCTGTGTTTCAAGCAGGGTTTCACCGCCATCATGTCGGACGCAATGTCACCACTGGTAGGTGTTCCCGGGTTGTTTGGGGCGTCGCACGACTATTTTGCAGCCTCAGAGTTTATGATCACCGCCCACGGAGCGGCTGTTCCTCAAATGGAAGGGACCATCCCCAGGGAAGAGTCGTCCGATTCTATGTGGAGGCACGACGGGAGTGGCAAGGAGGGGATTGAACAGAGGTTCTGGACAGTGTGCACATCTGCCATGTTTACCCTGGCCCTGTGGGACACCCCTTACTCGGCTCAACTACTGGGCCAGGGCGACAACCAAGTCCTCGTTATCCCTTTACCCGGAGCAACCAGACAAGACATCGCGGGGATCTCAGAAGATATCATGAAGAGGATTGAAGCAACCTGCGCCCAGTTCGGTCACACGGCAAAGCCTGAGGAGTTCATGGAGTCGCTGGTCATGATCACATATGGGAAAGCTCCATATATTGACGGGAGCAAAGTTCCAGTAGAGTCTAAGTTTGCTATGAAAGTGACAGACTCAGACTCTGAGTTTACGCAGACACTGGAGGGGGCGGTAGGGTCCATCTTTTCCTCTGCACTCGGGGCGGCCAAGAATGCCACTGTCCCCCTGCGGATGTGGCTGTTAGGTGCTATAGAAGCTGAAGACTTCCTCGCTCGGGCCTCCGAAGGGCAAACCTGGCTACCAAAAGACTATGATGTACAAGCCAGGGTGTTTAAAGACCCCATCACTGTGGAATGGGCCATGCTAGCCACAGCCCAGCTAGGAGGGTTTCCTATTGTGCCATGGACGTCGTTCGTGTACTCCGGGGCTCCTGACCCTCTCGGAGATGCTCTATCCGCTATTCTAGCTCTCCCGAAGTGCGAGGGAGCCAGACGTATACGGAGGTGGCTCCTAAGGGACGACGCATACCGGGAGAAGCCCGGACTGTCCAGCCTACTGGCTGACCCCTTTGGACTACCCCTGATCATGCCGATCTCCGCTAATGCCGTACTGAGAGATGCCGCTAAAGGGATCTTAGTGAACTGCTCCAACAAAGCAGTATCAGAACTGGCCCGAGCTGCAGTGTATGGTGGGGAGAAAGATCTTGCGGATGCTCTGGTGGCGACACGCCCCTTCTACCCACTTCTGGCCCGTGACATGCTCGAGATATCTGCCATGGGGCGGGCAGCAAAGGTGGCCGCTGCGTTTGACTCTTCGTCCACCCTCATAAAGATGGCTGCCACCGCCAACCTTGTGGGGAAGCACCACGAAGCCTCGTTTCGCCGCACAGCTGCAGTGGTGGCCATCGCCCAGATGGTGGCAGAGTCCACTTCAGGACCCTCCCTTGTCGGAAGCAGCTACCGGGCAGCAGAGACTCTCCGCCAGAGATGGAAGGTAGATGGGGGAATAGCGGGGGTATCGTGTTCCTCTCCCTTAGACTTCCAAGTCGGGGAAGACGGCCCAGGCATATCGGTGGTGCTGTCTCCGTTCCCTCATCAACGTCCGGCTCCGAACATCCCCTACCTAGGATCAAAGACCAGAGAGAAGCGATCCACAGAAAAGTACACTGTGCTACGGCAGTCCGGCCTTGATGACCTCAGGAAACTAGTACTCTCTTACACGGCGGGTGACATAGACGACAACTTGGCGCAGCTGTATAGGAATATTGCCCATACAAGGACAGGGTTGTCACTAGAGACCCTGGCTGAGCTACTACCCAGGACAATAGGGGGGACGCCTGCTCACCGATATGACTCTATGCGGTCAGGCCCCGTAATGGCCCCTGTAGGAAACCCGAGGGAAGGGGGGTGGATGGCAATCAGCACTGACCACATTGAGAATGTGTCTGCGTCTCCAGAGGATTGGCCACTCCCCCTGCAGACCCATATTTCGTTTTTGGTGTCTCTCTGTCGGGTGGCCGCGGCACAGGGTAGTGTTAGGCGCGAGTACTGGCTACAGGTGAAAGTCGATGGCCTAGATAGGATCGTGGACGGAA